GTCATCATGGCGCTGGAAGGGCTGACGTTCGTAAAGTCGGCTTCGCTGGCGACGGTGCAAGAGCAGCCGTGAACGATACGACGCCGAAGCCGCTGCCTGGCCTCTTGATGTTTATGCGCTGCCTCGCGCCGTTTTCGTGCGACCGCAAGGGCGAAGGCGAGTGCTACGTTTGCGAAGCCAAGCGTGTACTTTCAGAGCAGGCCGCCACCATCGACGCCTTACATTCCCGGCTTGCAGCGGAGGTCAGCGATGAGGAAGTGGAGGCGGCGATAAGCGCGTGGCGCGGGGCTTTCAGTCTGCCGTCGCATTGGCTCTCAGCCGTCGCCGTTCGCACCCTGCTCGAATCAGCCCGGCAAGTGCGACTGAAGGGAGAGAACAATGAGTGACGAGATTATTTGCAGCCAATGCGGCGGGCGGGGGCACGACGGATGTTTTATTCCGAACAACGATATGCCCGAGTCTGAGATTCGCAGGCTTGCACGACGGCAACGGCTTTCGGCCGAGGCTGGCTTTCCATCCGCAAGCGCACGAGAGGAACAGCCATGACCGCCCCTCATTCACAGCCGGACCTCACGGCGCGGCTGGCCGAAATCCGCGAACGCTGCGAGAAGGCAACGCCGGGGCCGTGGACGCGCGAGGTTGGTGGAACCGCTTGCATCGGCGTTCCATCTCCCCCGGCGGCGTGGACGTTATTGGCGCAGGTGTATGGCACCAACCATGCGGCTAACGAAACCTTCATCGCCGCAGCGAGAGAAGATGTCCCGTGGCTTTTGGCAGAGGTGACGGCGCTGCGCGAGCGCATCGAGGCCGTGGAAGCGTTGTGCGAGCGCGAAGAAAAGAAGATGCCTAAGTGCGGCGTCGGGGACTGCGAATGTTGGGTTGCGGTTGACGTAGACGATGTACGCGCTGCAATCCGAGGCGCAGCAGCAGAGGAGGGAACGTGAGCGTTGGTACTGAGCTTCTGAACGAGATAGAGCGCGTCAGCGCAAAGCGCGAGCGGTGGCGCGGCTACTGCAAGGATACGCCTTCCCTGGCCCCTGGGATGCAACCCGCGATGTTAATGATGGGTATGGCAATCGACGCCGCAAAGAAAGCCATTGCGGACAACGACGCGGTGGCGTCGATTCGCGCCCTCGAATCGCTGCGCGGGTTCGACAGCGATGATTAACGCCATGAGGGGCGCAGCAGCAGAGGAGGGAACGTAAATGGGATGGACGCTAAGTGGCCGGGCCTTTGAAATCGCGTGGCAACGGGCCACTGAAAACAGTGGTCCTTGGAAGAAGCATAACCACGGTACGGCACGGGCTGTCGTAGAAATGCTAGAAAAACGCTCGACCGGCAAAGTGCAAAGCACCGCCGAAATGTTCCGCGCCGTCGGCGAAATCATTACCGCGATGGGTGACGAGTTTGAATCCGTCCAAAGCGCGGTCGATATGGTCGAAGGCACCGGGCCATGAGCGCAGCAGCGAGTGAGGGGGACGAATGACGCCACGCCATCTGAGTCACCGCGCGCTCCACGCATCGTTGGTGCTCTACCTTATATACGGGTTATTCTACGCGGGGCTGCTCCTGCTCACGGTGCTGTGGCGGCCATGACGACGCCCTACTGCGAGCGGCATCACTGGAGACTCAACGCGCAGCGCAATCGTTGGGAGTGCATACGCTGCGGAGCATGGCGCCCCAAATGACCTGCGACCTCTGCGCCTGGGAGACGCGCGTCATCGACTCCCGCGACACCGCCACCCAAGTCCGCCGCCGACGGCAGTGTCTCAACCCCGCGTGCAAGGCGCGGTTCACGCCCTACGAAGTCCCTGCCGAACTCTACTCGACCATCCACTACAGTGCCGCCACCGTCCGCAAGCTCGTGGACCTGCGTGCCGAGCTGGGCTCGGTCCTCGACACCATCCAATCATCCTTAGAAGGTACGCCGCTGCGCGGCGACTCGTCACCGAGTGCCACACCGCCGTCGCGCAGCGGCACACCGCTGTTGACACCGCCGGGGGAGTCCGGTGCCGCACCGCCACTTCCGTAACCGCCCCGACGCACGCGAGCGCGACTCCAGCGTCGAGCGGCGCCTGTCGTCGGCAGGGTACGACTCGGACATCCCCACCATGCGCGAGATGGCGCCCGTGGTGTCGGTGCCCCCCGACATTGCTGCGCTGTGGCGTTCCCTACTAAAGAAGAAACCTCGTAGTACCTAACGGCCCTGTAACGTCTTTCGGTAGACATATACGGTTGGTCTAAGCCTCCCCTGCCCCTCCACGACACACAGGACCCCGGACCCCCTCCGCGCTCAGCTACGACAAACGTCGCACACATACGCCTGGGTCCGTGTGCTTGAAGACGGTGACTCTAGTATCTTGGTCTACCTAACGATTGTGCTTGGTCTATACAGCGCAACGTTGGTGCGTCAAGCAGTACGCCTGGGTGCGTTGTCTTGCATAGCCTCCATGCAGGCGTTGACGACCGCGCCGCTCACACCATAACCGGCGTCAACGGTTGGCCGGTTATGCTTGGTCTACCAACATTAGAATCCTCAGCAGGGGGGGTCTCACAGCGGAGACCTGTGGTATTATGGTTGGCAGAAGCGCTCGATTGTGGGCGCTGGACAAGGAGACGACTTTGAACGATTCTCACACCGAGCGGCCCGGATGCTTTGACGCGGGGTGCGTCCACCTCGAAGCCCGCCCGAGGCGTCAGGCCGAAGCACCATCCGTGGCCCGGCTCCCTATCGAGCTTGACGTTGAGCCGCGCGACCTCAATGACCCCGACTGCTACGATGAGGTCATGGCCGATGACTACCGGACGGGAGTGCTGCCGTGATGACGCTTGGTAACTACCCGCGCCTAACGCAGAAGCAGGTCAAGGCTATTCTTGCCGAGCCCGCGTCACAATCGGCACAGTGGCGCATTCGTACCGAGCGCAACGGCAAAGGCGACTACGGACGCGACGAAACGTACTACCGCAACGACGAGGCGGTCTTTCTGCTCGTCGTTTCGTATATCGACGCAAAGACGATAGCCTACGACCTGCGAGGCGCGGCATGACGGTGCTCGTTGTGGCGTTTGCGGTGGGAGCCGTGGCGTGGTGCTTGCACCGAGCCCTCGGGTTGCATCCGGGCTAGGGCTGCTAGCGTCACGGGTGGCGGGTGTCCCGCTGTATAAATCTAGCACGCGCTTGGTAAACGCAGCGCGTGAGGTCATACTTCACTTTTGAACAAGGAGACGAACATGGCTAGAACTATCATGCCCGGCCTGAGCCGGACACAGGCGAACCGATACCTCCTCAATATCGGCGTGCATCCGTTGCGCGTTCGCAATCAAATCATCGAGGCCGCCGCAGGACGTGCCACGCGCGTTGACGGTGGGGCGCTTTGGCTTGAGGTCAAGCAGCGTGGTTACAATCCGATGGGCGCAGTTGGCCCCAGGACGCGACGGAAGCCCTCCCGATGGCACCAAGGACGCCTCGGCGGGCGCGGACGCGCCAGAGGGGCAGGAAACGGCACAGGAGCCCACGTTCTGCGCGCACAGGAGCCCACGTTCTGCGCGCACGGGAGACACCGGACGCTTCGGTGTGACCTCTGCCTCGTGGAGGCGTCGATTGCGGACGGGACGGTGGCGTCGTCCGTGCCGATGACCCTGGCCGATGCCCGGGCCATTGTTGCGATGGGGCCTCGGTTCGCGGCGACGGTGGCGAACCTGGCCGCGCTGGGAGGGTTGGAAGCATGACGATGCCCGACTTGTCTCGGTTCGAGGTGCCGGTGGCGGTAGCAATCTATCCGGTTGCACTGTGCCTTATCGTGGCGCTCTGCGTCCTCATTCGGCGGAGGGCGTAGCCGTGAAGTTTGGACACGTTGTAACCTCCAAGGACCAAGGACGCATCGCGTGTCAAGTTGACGATTGCGAGAAGCCCGCGACGGTCTGCCTCTACGGTGACCGCGTAGGCTACTACTATCATTGCGACGAGCACACGCGCATCATACTTAACGGCGCGGACAAGTGAACGGGGACGACCTCTGCGGGCACCTTCCGCGCTGCGTCGTGCCGAACTGCTTCGGCGCGAAGTTGTGGGCCGTCGTGCAGTTGTACGGCGGCTCGCGAACGGCGGCTCGTATCGTCGGCGTACCCCGCTGGACGCTCTACCGCTGGCGCAAGCTAACGTCGGCGGACAACTTGCAGGTGGGGACGCTGGCGCGGCTAACGTCGGCGTTCCCCGAACTCAAAACACTACTTGAACAAGGAGGCGGAACATGAAGAATCATTGGCTCTGCTGGTGCGGCGACGGTTGCGCTTCGGGTCATCAGACCGAATGTGTAAGGCCCACGGTGTACGCGGTACACGATGTGGAAACGGTGTACGAAATCTTTTCGACGCGCCGCAAGGCGGAGGCGTTCATCAAAACGTGCCACTCGCCCGAACGCCTCGGCGTCATGGCCTACAAGCTCGACCGCATCAACGCCAAACCCGCGTGACGCCCGAGCAGTTGATTCGCGCGCAGGCGCCGCACGATGCCCGCCTGTTCGCGCTCGTCCCGTGGACGAAGCGCCCCCGTTCGGAGCACGCGCACCTCGATGCCGTGGACCGCGAATCGTTCCTTGCGTTGTGGGTGTCGGGGAACTACGGCATTGCGTTAGACGGGCAGTATCTGCTTGTCGATAAGGACCGCGACGATGAGGTCGTGCAAGCCTTTGAGGCACGCCTGCCCGAAACGTGGATGCAAACGACCTGGAAACGCGGCACGCACCGGCTCTATCGCGTGCCGCGCGGGTTCGTTGGCCGCAATGGTCGGTGGCCCGGCGGCGAGCTCAAGGTCAACGGCTACCTCGTCGGTCCCGGTTCGTCGGTGCACGCCGACGGACTGGTCGGAACCTATGAGATTATCTCGTCGGCGGACCCCGTAGAGGCACCGGATTGGCTGCTCGATATGGTGCGTGCCGATGCGCCGCGCGCGACGTTGACGAGTGCCGCTGACATCGACGTGATGCTCGACGGCACGCGCGACAACGAGCTTGCATCCATTGGCGGATTCATGCGGCACAAGGGGTACAGCGAAACCTTCATCTGCGCTGCGCTCGCCGGTATCGTAGACTCCGGTGTCGTCGAACAGACACCGGGGCGCGAGATTCGGTCGGTGGACATCGAACGCATCGCGCACAGCGTTGCACGGTACACGCCGGGGCCCGGCGACGTTCGCATCGGCGCTGCCGATTGGATATGCGGGAGCAACGTGGCAATCGTCGGGCCGCCCGTTGACTGGTGGGTGCGCGGGTTCTTGCCGCACAACGAACTCATCGGCATCTTCGGCGGCAAAGGCGTTGGGAAGTCATCGTTCGCGTCATGGATTGCGACGCAAGTCACCAAGGCAGGCGGCTCGTTCCTTTTCGTCGGTGTCGAGGAACCCTTTCCACGCTTTCTCGGGCGCTCCGTACTGTGCGGCGGGGACCGCTCGCGCATTTTTTCCTATGGGCAAGCGAGTCAACTCATGCTGCCCAAGGCCGTACCCGAGCTACGCGAGGCCGTCAGGACGGCGGGCACGAGTTTCGTCTACTTCGATTCGATATACACCCACTTCGAGCGCATCCAAGGTGAAAACATGGCCGAGCGGGCGCGGCGCTGCCTCGGGCCGCTGGCCGAAATGGCGCAGGATACCGGCTGCACGATTGCAACGGTCTTTCACGAACGGCGCGACGGCGACTACCTCGGCTCGACGGAGATGATTAACGTCGGGCGGGTGACGCTCCATGCCGAACGCGCGGAGAACCAGCCACTGGTCGTCTCGGTGCATACGACGAACCTCTGGGAACCAGCATTTGAGTTGACGTTCTACGCCGAGGAGAAAGCACTGCGCGACCCCGACACCGACGAAATCCAATACGAGAGGGTCGATGGGGAACTGGTTCCGATGACGGTTCGGGTCCCAACGCGCGGGCCTGACCGCAAGAAAGGTATCCGCGCCGGTAACGTAGCCGACTTCGAGGATACAGACGACGAGCCCTAAAGGCGAGGGCGTCGTATGTACCGTAGGTACAATGGGGCTGTTCCCATTATGGGAAGGTATAATCCCATAATGGGGCGTACCCACGCAGACAAAGGAGACGCGATGCTACCGTGACCCGAGGCTCCCTTATCAAGCTCATCCGAGTCTTTGCCGCTAATGCTATAAAGCACGACGACCAGCCCTTCGGACGCCAGCTTGCGACTATCTGCGAGCAAGCTGCCGTAACGCTGCGCGCCAAGTTCGGAGGGCGGTCGGTGTTACTCGACGTTACCAAGTACAGTGCCAAAAAAGCGGCACAGTCACCGTCAAACGGCATTAGCCGGTCACCCACACCCGATAAGGTCGAGATTCGCGTTCTAAGCCCCGAGGAACGGTGGGAGCGAGAGCTGGCCCTTTGGCGCGAGCTGGCAGCCGATGAGAACCCGCTGTATGCCACCAATCAGTACGCCGTGTGGCAACGCATCGAAGCCGTCGGACTCAAATCTACGGACTTTACGCGACCGATACTGGCCGCACGCCGCGAGAAGCGCCCGCTCGTGATTACATCCCCCAACGGCGAAGCAATACCGATTGACAACCGATAAACAATCTGAGACAATGACAACCTAAAATGGATGAGACAAAACTCGAACTTGTTTGCGCCGCCGACATCGACGTGTGGATTCAGATTCGCCCCGGCATGAAAATCCTCGACGAAATCGAGGACAAGGGCGTTACAGTCGCGTTCAAAGAGTTTTTCAAGTTTCCCGACTCCAATCGCGAGCCGGTCGTGTGGGTCGATGAGGATGACACGCCCCACTACTGCGGCCCAATTATTGTGCGCGGCCCCGACGTGCCGAATCCATGACGCTGCGCGAAGCCCTGCGGGCGACCGACACGTTCATGTCCGTTGCCGACGCCGAGCAGGATTACGACGGCGGCATCCCGTACCGCGACGCGCTCAAGGGGCTGCTGTCGGCAATGGCTGTATCGCGTGAGGACCGCGTGCATATCCTGCGCGCGTACGACCGGCTCGAACGGTATCGCAGCCACATCAACCGCAAACGCTTCAACGACATCGTACTGCCTGACGGGCGGAAGCTCTCGGCAGCCAGCGTGCGTGATGCGTTCGCCGCGCAGCAAAGCGTTCTTGGCAGGTTGTACGCGCGATGAGTTTTTTCGGTTTGTTAAAGTGCGCTTTGGGGTTTCTGCTCTTTGGACTGTACTCTACGGCACTCAACCCTTTCGAGTGGTTCGGCAACGGACTTGTTACCGTCATCGTCATTGCTGTCTCGCTTGTGCCGGAAAGCAAACGATGATTCTCCCCCCCATGTGGCGCCACCAAGCGCGCGAACTAGAGCAGAACCATCATAAGCCCAAGCTCGCGTTGTTTTGGTCGCCGCGCATGGGCAAGACGCGCGCCGCAGCCGAAGATGCCCGCAAGAGCGGCCTGCCGCGCGGCCTGGTGACGGCACCGCTGTCGGTCTGCAACGATTGGGTCGATATGCTCGTCGCGCTGGGGTTCACCGTCGTCCCGGCGCACAAGGCCCCCGTCAAGTCGCTCACCAAAATCCGCGAGCTGCGCGCGAGCGGCGCGGTCATCGTCATCAACGACGACAAACTCCCCGCCGCGTGCGAGGAGCTGCTGCGCTTTGACCCGCAGTTCTGCATCTTTGACGAAGCGCACCGACTCAAGCGCCCATCGGGGAAAAAGAGCCGCGCCGCTCGGCGTTTGGGATACAACGCGCAGCGCGTCCGCCTGCTCACCGGCACGCCCGCGCCCAACCATTACGGCGACCTGTGGGCCCCGATGAGCATGACGAGCCGCGACGAAAACGAATGGGGTTCGGCGTTCGGGCGCTTTCGCGAACGCTTCCTCATCTATGACTATATGTTTCCCAGCCGCATCCTGGGCCACAAGAATACCGACGTGCTGCAAGGGCTCATTCTCAAGTACGCGAGCATCGTGCGCCGCGAGGATGTGTTCGGCCCCGACGACTTCCAATACGTCACGCGCAGCGTCGAGCTGCCGCCCCACGCACGCAAGCTCTACGACACGTTTGCCGACAAGTGGATGCTCGACGAGCCCGCACTCAAGGCCGATAACGTGCTGACGCACATCCTGCGCCTGCGCCAAATCGCAGCGGGGTACGCTGAAACCGAGCTGGTGCATACGGCGCTCATCGACCGGCTGCTGGCCGACTTGGGCGAGGTCGTGGAGTCGGGCGAGAAGGCCATCGTCTACCATCAGTTCCGCTGGGAGGGCGCCCAGGCGGCCAGCCGCGCGCGTGCCGAGCTGCACGTTCCCGTGTATGAATACCACGGCGACGTTGGCCCCGACGACCGCAAGCGCATCGAGCGTGAGTTCAATACGACCCCCGGCGCGCGCGTCGCGTTCGTGCAGATTCAAAGCGGCGGCACGGGCATCAGTTTCGCCTCGGCAGAACATTTGATGTTCCTGAGTTCCACTTTCAGCTTCGCCGAAATGTGTCAGGCGCGGGACCGTGTGTATGCGCCCGACCCCGAGTTGGGGAAAGGGAAGCGCCGCGTGATTTACGACTACCGAGCCAAGGAAACCATCCACGATTTCATCGGGGAAGTGTTAGCGCGCAAGGGTTCCGTTCACGAAGCCCTGCGGAACGCCGACCGGGAAGCCATCGCTTACGGCTCATTCAAACGGAGGAAGGCATCGTGATTGTAGACATTGCGGTCATCGTGTTCCTGCTGTGGACGTTGAGCGGGTACTTTTGGCTACTTAGCAGTTACTACCCGACAACGTACCTGCCCGAGTATTGGTACGCCGTTTGGGGGCTCAACCCGTTCGTGCAAATCATGCGCGAGATGCTGAAGCGGATGTAAAATGGGGAAAGCATCGTGAATGACACGCCGCATATTCAAGAACGCTACGACGCGTTGCGCGCCGAGATTTTGGTCCGGCGTCAGGAAGAACGCCGCATAAGGATTCTGTGCAATGACCCCGACGAGACGAAAACGCTACGCGACGTTGTACGCGATGCGCTACGGGCGACGACTGCTGCAGCGCAACGAGCGCGCCCGCATGGGTAGCGACTGCACCCTGTGCCCCCTCCATCGCGAAGCCCTCACCGTTTGCGTTCCCGGTCGCGGCAACCCTGACGCCAAGATTCTACTCGTGGGACAAAATCCTGGGCCTCGTGAGAATACGCTTGGCGAAGCCTTCATCGGGAAATCCGGCAAGCTGCTCGACGAAATGCTTCTCGACGCCGGGTACAACCTCGACGACGTTTTCCGCACCAATGCGGTGAAATGTATCACACCCGTCGAGAAGGGCACGTTCTCCGAACGCGCGCCGATGACCGAGGAGATTGACGCCTGCCGCGAGCACCTCGTGCGCGAGATTCACGCCATGAAACCCGACGTTATCATTGCGTTGGGCGACGTGGCGCTGCGTTCGCTGACGCGCCTGTCGGGCATCGGGAACAAGCGCGGCAAGAGCTTCCCGCTGCACAAGAGCTTCGCGTATGACTGCGAGGTTTTCCCAACGTACCACAGCGCCTACGTCATGCGCGTACCGATGAGCCGCAACACCGTCGTCGCGGACTTCCGGCGAATCCGCGACCGGGGCATGGAGCAGACTCCGATACAGTGGGAGTGGGTCAAGCCGCTGCCAAAGCTCTTGTGGCCCGTGTATGCGCAAGACTTCGTTGCCCTTGACATCGAAACGATTGACGGCGACGGCAAGATAACACCTAACCCTACACAGGTCGCATTAGCATGGGGCGTCGATACCGTTAAGTGTGTCGTCGCGCTGATGCCGTATGACTTCGGTATTTGGCCCGAGACAATGATTCACCACAACGGGCTCGACTTCGACTTACCGAAACTCGGGCGCGCGCCATCGGGCTACGACACCATGTACCTCGCGCACCTCATCGACGAGAACCAACCACTAGGGCTCGAACCGTTGTGCGTCAAGTACCTCGGCGTTCGCGGCTGGAAGGAAGACGAGTTCGCACCGCTTGGCTCCGATGAACTTGCCGCTTACAACGCGCGCGATGCCGTCAACACGCTACGCCTGTTCTTCAAAGAACGTGAGCTGCTCGGCCCGCGCATCAAGATTTACGAGCAGATTCTCCTGCCTGCCCGCTTGGCGCTCAACGAGTGCAGCCGCCGAGGGCTGTGGATTGACGGGCAGGCCGTCGAAGCGATGTGCGTCAAGGTCGAGGCCGACATCGAACGCTTCCGCACCAAGGTCAAGATGATTGCTAGCGAGACGATTCCGTTCCATGAACAGTCAGACTTCTCGAAGTTCAATCCCAACAGCATCGCGCAGGTCGCCGTCATTCTCCAGAAGATGGGCATAGAGCTGCCCAGGACGCGCAAGACGGGGGCCTTGAAGGTGGATAAGGGCGTGCTCCAAGCGCACCCGCAGAGCGGCTTCTGCGTGGCGCTGCTGGCCTATCGCGAGGCCACCAAGACCAAGAGCACCTACGTCACGCCCTACGCCCGCGCAGCGGCCTCAGGCAACCACCGGATGCACCCTGAGTACACCCTCATCCGCACCGTCGTCGGACGCACGTCGGCCCGTCGGGCGCGCAATCCCGTCGAAGGGCTCGACCCCGGCACCAACGTCCAAAACCTCGACCGCGACTTGGAGTTCTTTGGCGCCCCGCCGGGGAAGGTGTTCGTCAAGGCCGACTACTCCGCGCTGCATTTTCGGCTCGCGGCCTGGTGCGCGGGAGCGCGTTCGATTCTCGACCGCTACGCCAAGGACCCCAACTGGGACCCGCACCGCTTCTTCGCCGCGCGATTTTATCGCAGCATCGACCACTTGATTCTGGAACGCACCGTCACCAAGGAGCAGCGACAGGTGGCGAAGTCCGCAAACTTTTCCCAGCTATACTTGGGCGACGAGCACACGCTGCAAAACTACGCCTATAAAATGGGCATCGAGTTGGAACTGCCGTTCTGCCGCGCGCTGCACGTTGCCTGGCACGCGACCTTCCCCGAGTTCCTCCCTTGGTATCAGCGCGTGTGGGACCAAGTAGTCGAGAAGGGCTACGCCGAGACGGCAGTCGGACGACGGCGGAACTTCGGTGACATCAAGCTGCTCAACAGAGCCGGGCGTGCCGCAGCGCATCGCGAGGCTGTAAACTTCCTCGTATTGGGGCTCGAACCCGACATCGCGCTGCTGGGCTTGAGTGAGTGCCAAAAAGCTGGATTACCCGTCAACGGCTTCTTTCACGATTGCGTAAGTCTTGAGGTTGACAGCCGAGCCGTTTTCGAGGATAATAAGGACCTCATCACGCGCTGCATGATAGACCGCCCGCTGGCAATCTTGCGCGACGAGTTCAACTGCCAAATAGATGTTCCGCTCGCCGTGGAGTTCACGGTGTACGACAAGGAGACGACAAGTGCCTAACTCTACGCGAGAGCGCCCGCCGTTTTGGCCGCCGTATCAACCCAATGGCGAACCCAACTACGAACAGGCATGGCGCGAAGTCAATCGCATCGCGCAGCGCGGCACACTTGGCTATCAAACGCCGATTCGCGAGTGGTACGGATGCTAACGCCACAAATCGTCAACGGCAAGCCCTATTTCGTCATCTCCATGAGCGGGCTGCAAGCGTTCAAACGCTGCCGCAAGAGCTTCGACTTAGGCTACGTTCGCGGCTACGAGGCCATCAGCGTACCCGAGCCCGTCGAACGTGGCGCGAGCATCCATCGGCACCTGGCGGCGCTGGCAACGGGGCAGGAGCAGTCCGTCATCACTGCCATCGAGCGGGGCGACCAGGATGCCGCCATTGCTTGGGCCTACAACGTCTTCAAACCCGTGCCGCAGGGCGAGCGCGTCATCGCCGTCGAGCAGCCCTTCTACCGCATCCTTATCGAACCGCACGACCCTGTACCCGGCATCATCATGCGCTGCACGTTCGACATGGCCTACCGTTCGGATAGTGCCGTCGTCATTCGAGATTACAAGAGCTTCGACCGTGCTCCGACGCTCAACGTTGACCTCGACTTCCAAGGGAAGATTTACAGCGCGTTCGGGATGCGGTACTTCAAGACGCCGCACGTTTTCTTCGAGTACGAGCACATTCGGCGCACGCTGCCCAACGTCCCCAAAGACAAGTCGGGGGGAATGTGGAGCGAGTCGGAGTGCTACATCAATACCCAACTCATCATCTCGACCCGCGAGGCCGACGCGCTGTGGCTGGAAACTCAACAAGTGGCCTACGACCTCGTGCGCGCCATCGACGAGCAGCGATTCTACCGCACCGACCTGCGTGGCTCAAGCCCGCACACCTGCGCGAGCTGCTTCTTCCGTAACGGCTGCGTGGCCGAGGTGCAGCAGGGCGTGCTTGACAGTCAGACCGCAGCCCTTTTCTATGCGGTGCGCGAGCCCGTCACGATTCCCGAAGGGACCGTAGTCGAATGACGGCACTAAACTTTATCTTGCTGGGGGCAAGCAACGTGCTTTATGGCATCGTGATTTTATGTTTGAACTACAGACTAACTAAACTAGAGAAAGGCTCATCAGCCGAATGAGCAGACTGCGCCCGTGCCTCGTATCGACGAACGAGCCGTGTATACCGGACGAGGATGCGCTTTGGCTCATCCGAGCCGCCGTGCGGCGTCGCGAGTCGCTCATTTACGGCAAGTTACGCGACAACGGTGGCGTCTGCGCCATCGGCGGATTCTTCGATGACTACCCCAAATCGGTACTGACGACGCGCCTCATCGACGAGGTTGCTGGCGTTAACGATTCGCTAGGACCAAGGCGCTCGGCCAAGGAGCGCCGCAAAGAAGTTTTAAGGTTTCTAAACTACAAAATCAAACTACTGCTACACCGAAAGGACTCATCAGCAAAATGAAAACCAAGCATCATCTCATCATGGCGTTAATGAACGCTGGCCTCGACGAGAAGCGCGCCGTCTACATCGCGGGCAAAGCCTTTGCCGAGCCGCGTGACGGTAAGCCCGCAGGGCCGCCCCCGCGCGAGTACGTCAAGATTCTCCACGACCGCATCGTCGTCGAGCACAAGGCCATCGAAACCGAGAAGCACGCGCTGCATCAGGCGCTGCAATCGTGGGACAACGAACGCGCTAATGGGAACTAAGTTCCTCCTCGACGCTGACGGAACGGGCCGCGACTCCATCGGCAAGCGCATTGCCGCAGGCGAGGTGCAGCTCATTCCCTGCGGCAGCTTCGTGGAATACGATGCGGCCTGCATGAAGTTGGCCCAACGCAAGCCCCAACCCGGCGACCGCGTTGTCCTCGACACGTTCACGCACCTGCTCTCGACGACGCGCGGCGACTTCAAACACGGCACCGACCCTGCCGCATCGGTATGGGCCAATCAGGCACTGTGGTTCGGGGACAAGCAAGGAATGAACGCTTACCAAGCGGCAAGCAATATGTCGATGCGCTGGCTCAAGAACCTTCGTAACGTCGGGTACGATTTAGTCGTGCTCGCACAAGAAGACGAGGCGCTCGACGAAGTGACGATGACGACCAAACGCGGCCCCAAGGCTAACCCCGAAGCGCGGGATATGCTGCTGGCGTCGTCCACCGACATCTTCCGCCTCACCGAAGTCACGCAAGACGTGACCGAAATGGTCAACGACGTGCCGACCGTCGTGCTGCCCAAGGGCGAACGACTGCTGCACCTGCGGCGCACCCGCGAAGCTACGGCGAAGTTTCACGTTGACCTCGACGTATCCCCAACGCTCCCCGACGCCATTAAGGCCCCGACGATGGAGAAGCTCTGCAAAGTGCTTGGGAAAACGCCAGGCTTCCTTGTCGTGTACGGATTAAGTGGTTCGGGCAAGACGACTTTCTCTACTTCGTAACACCAACACACCTAAGCTCATCAGCTAGAAAGTAAACCATCATGGCAGAATCCGATTACAAACAACTCAGTAGCGAGGACATTGCCGGGGGCATCAAGCTCTCGGACATCTCCGAAATGGGGGCGCTGGTCCCCGCCGGACGCTACAAGGTTCGGCTCTCGCGCGTCGAGGCCAAAGACTCCAAGAGCGCCATCCCAATGGTGCTCGCGGGCTTCGATGTCCACGACGGTATCGTGGCGCCGCCCAAGGACGGCTCCCAACCCGTGAGCATCGAGAGCCTCAAGGGCGTCGAATCGACGGTATTCTACTCGATGTACGTCGGCAAGTCCGAGAAGTCGGGGCGCACGATTGCGCCGGGTATCATGGAGTTCAAGGCTGCGGCTGCTGCCGTGGGCAAGCCGCTGCCCGACGACTTCATCATCCCCGGCAACCCCAAGGAGTTTGCACGGCTCGTGCATGACACGCTGCACCCGCGTAGCGTCGGGGACCTCGAAGCCGTCGTGCTCGACGAGCCCGACCGCAACGACAAGACCAAGACCCGCACGCGCACGCGCATCGTCGGACGCTGGGGCGGCTCCGGTGCCCCCGAAATCCCCATCGCCGCCGGTAGCAGCGGCACCGTCGCGAACATCGTCTAATGCCCGAAGGCGCTATCACCTCGCGCGTGCTCAAGGAGTTACGCGCGAGGGGCGTCGCCGCGTTCAAGCACTTCAGCGGTGCGTATTCGTCGCGGGGCATCAGCGACATCATCGGCGTGCTGCCGCCGCACGGGCGGGCGTTCTTCATCGAGATGAAAACCCCCGAAGCCTACAAGACCGCCTGCAACGGCGCGACTGCCCATCAAGTCGAGTTCCTGCGCGAGATGCGCGCAGCGGGAGCTATCGCGTTCTGCGCGAGTTCGTGGGAGATGGTACGCGAGACGCTGGGCCTGCCTTAGCCCATCGGAACGTCGGGTACGATTTTGCGCGTCGGCATCGAAGCCGAGGTGCGCGTCGGGATGCCGTCGCCGTAGTCCGTCGAAATCCGTTTGCCCTGCGTCTTGAGCTTGGCCTCGATGAGGTCGGCGTGCGCCCGGTGCTTCTGCGCCTGCGCGAGATGATGGCTGTGACGCCGCAGCGTCGCATCGTCGGCGCCGTCCTTCTTCTTGCCACCGGACTTCTTTTTAGCAGGGGCCTTGCGCGAATTTCCCGCCTGTTTCTCGGCTATGGCAATCTCTTGGGCGCGTGTGCGGTCGCCGTGATGTTTTCCATGTTTTAGGTCGTGCATCGTGGCGGCAATGACCTTCTGCTTCTTGGCCCTGGGGGCGCCTTTCTTTAATGGCTTCGGTAACGGCATGATGTGCCTCCTAGTGGTGCGTGAGTACGATTATGGTCGTAGCGATAGCGCCGATTGCTCCGATGCCTGCGACGAGAAACCCGAAGAGCCTCGCCGTTCCGGTTGCGCTCGCCTCGATGGTCGTCACGCGGTTGGTCAGCGTGTCGAGTCGGCTGTTGAGCGCGTCGTGCTCGGCATGGTAGGCATCGGACGTTATGAACCGCGCTGCCTGGTCGTTGACAAGCTCCCGCAACTCGTTCACGTTGTCGAAGCGCCGCGTGAGGTCCCGCGCTTGAGTGTCGGACTCGCGCTGAATCGTCGATAAACGGTCGTCGGAGCGCTGGCCTATCGCATCCAGCCGCGTATCGACGTAGGTTTTCAGCGTCTCCAAATCCCAAGGCATTCACGAATCCTTTATTTCGGCACCAAACGGTTAATAACGTGCTCGTCCCACCACTGCTCAGTCATTGGCCTTTACCCTCGGCCCAATCCCATACGTCTTCGTAGAACTTCTCGCCCTTTTTCAAGCGCTCGCGTTCTTCCCGCGCGGCATACCGTTCGTTGGCGGCCTTTGCAAGGTAGAATGACGCCGGTATCGCCATGATTGCACCGGCAAGGTGGTCCATCAACGACATCTTCTGCCCCGGCATGGGATTGAACTGACTGTCTTGCGGATGCGCGTGGGCCCACTGTGCTACGTTTGCAACCGTACCCAAAGGGTCATAGTAACTCAGGGCATGAAACACCGCCTCAGGCCACGAGTCGCCTTCACGAAGTCCCTCGGCTGTCTGGTAGAAGTATCCTATCGCGCCAATCGTTGATGGCGACAGAAAGTATTTAAGGAACGTGTCTCCGGGGATAAACGACGACAGCATTTCCGCGTAGTCCTGCACAGGGTCCATAACGGTAAACGTATTAGCATTGCGCCCCTGCGGCGTGCGATTCTGCTGAATGTCGAGCACCGGGCGGATGGCCGCGAGCACGCGCTGCGGATTCTTGATAATCGCGTTCGTTACCGCGCGCGGCACGATGCCCAAGCGGTACGCCGTAAATACCCCGCCAGTTTGCTCGAAGGTGCGAACGAACGCCGCCACATTACGCACGTCGCCCGCGACTTCTTGCACCATCTGCCCTCGAATCAACGGTTCGAGCTTGCGCGTCTCGGGATTGCGTTCAAGCGCATCCCACAACGACGCGCGCCATCCAGTTTCCATTGCCTGCAAATGCGACTGCATCCGAATGACATGGCTCCGCAGTGCATTGCCGCCTAGCCAACGCGGCCAATCATTCCAGATACCAGGGGCTTCGTGTTCGTGGACATACGTCGGCATTGCGCCGTAACGCGCGAGCTTCTCCTCATCAGGAACCAGCGAACCCGGCAGCTTGCCATCCGACGCTTTGCCCGCCATGTACCGAAAGGCGCCGATGACCGTAGAGATACCTTGGCGCTCGGGCGCACCGAAATACGAAATCTGCCCGACATTGCCGATGCCGTGGACGTAGGGGAACAACATGACGCGACTGCGTTGCACCTCGCGCAGGATGCGGAATACCTCTTGTGCCCCTGCGGCCTCGCCCACGGCGCGCTTGGGTCCCATGCCGATGCTGCGCCAATCCTCAACAGTCTGCGGCGTACTGCCGGGCCGCAGCGAATCGGGATGCTCGGCCACAAAATCGTGGGTCCGTTGGGCCACGGCATACTCCCGCACGCGGTTGCGGCCTTTGGAAAGTGCGTTTAGGACCTCCTGGGGGTCCTTGTAAAGGCCCGAAGGCTTCCCAATGGATAGAATGTCGCCTACAGTGCTGCGAGCGTCTGAGAGCCCCTTAACGCCCGCTAACCACCCCGTCGCCTTGACCGGCGCCGCGCCAAGTAGCCGTGAAGCCACATCGGAGTCGGCCTGAGAGCCGTGCTGGCGCATGAATCGGAGGTATTGTGCGGCCAGCGCCTGGTTCGGCTTGGTCGCGTGGCGAGCGGCTTCTTGGTCAGCGGCACGCCCGGCATTGCGGGCATACGTCTCGGAGTTCTCGGTGCCCATGCGGCGCTGCTTGCCTTCAAACGTAAAGCCCCCCTGATGCGCGACTTTTCCCTTGCTGAAATCTGAGAGGTCGGGGCGAATCGAAAACGTGTCGGCAAGTTTGCCTCCAATCTTCCCCGATACGGTACGCACGGCTGCTGAGGTCTTGAGCAGCCCCGACGGGACGATTTTGAGCAGGTCGGCCCAGGCTCCGACTTTCTCGCCAGCTTTTGCGGCGCGCACCATGTCCTCAATGGCGGCAACAGTGCGGGCACTCTCGCCCAGCCCCTTGATACCGTACTCGATGCCTTTGGCCCAAATACCCAAACCACCGGCATACGTCAGCGGGTCGGAAACCGTTTGCGCCATGAAATCTTCCGTCGTATTCATGGCGTTGGCGAGATACGGGCGAATCGCCGCAGGAATGTCGCTCTCGTTAACCCACTCCTTTATACGCTCGCGTGATACGAACGGCCCCTCAAAAGGCCCGATGCGAACCGACAGTGCTGCGCGCACCGAATCGGTCGCGTGCTGTGCTGTCTCAACGTCGGTAAGTCCGTGCCACACGTCCTGCATGAGTTGCACGGGATTGTGCCCTGCGATGATGCCCCCGGCGTACTCTCCAACGCCGCGCTGAGGCGTGCCGAGTACGTTGGCGATGCCTTGAATAGGAACTCGTTGCAATACCGAAATAACCGACCGAATATGCGCTTCACTTTCAGCCTGTTTACGAGCATATGCGCGCATAACTTGCGAAACGGGTAGCTGGAAACTTGCAACGCCTGCCGTACTCATTTGATGAACGGTCATGTGCGAGTACGGGTCGGGCGTCGCGTGCGTGTCGGTCATGCCATCAGGCGTCAACTCGACGTGAACGTGCCCGGGACTGTCGATGAACGCGCGCTCGCGCATCCCCTCGGGGAGTTGCGCGTACAGTTCTTTTGGTACACCGACGCGCGCGTGCTCGTTTTCGGCCAGCGCCGTCTCGATGAACGAGCCGATTTTCGGCGTGAGTTTGGTGCCGACTGACTCGCCGTTGATGGAATCAACGTCCATCGCGCGTCCGTCGAGGTGTGGGTCGTTAGGCGCGTAGTGGTGCCCGCGGTCGAAGTCGTACACGCCCATCGAAAACCCGGCCTGCCCGAGTTCGTCAACGTAGCTCTTGAACTGCGGGCGGATGCCGCCTTTGCCGAAGGTGCGCCACGATGTATTGTAATCGGCGGTGACGTTATTGGGGCCGACGCCGTAGAGCCACTTGGGCGGCTTGCCGGGCTTGGGCATCGCCCAGTCGAGGTCCTCGGGCTTGGGGCTTGGCGACGTTGAGTGTTCTTGCCATTGCAGCTTCCCTGGCGGTGCAGTCGGACGCTGGCCCTGCCACTGCAACTTGGGCGCATCGACAGAGGCCCCGCCGGACAGCGGGGCCCATTGCAGCGCCGTGGGGTCTATCTGCGTCATTGTGGCGGCTGCTGCATCAAGTCCGGTCGCAGGGTGCCGTCGCTGTCGTACACGCTGCCGTCGGGCACGCGGTAGTACGTCGTGCCGTCAGGGCCGCGCGCGAACTGCGTGCCTTTGGGCAGGTGCGCGGTGTCGATATACGGGTCGCCCTGCGTGTACCCCCCCTGCCCAAACGTCGAAGCGTTGGTGCGAGGGTTCTGCTGCGGCGTGTCGGTCACGACCGGCGGCGGCTCGGGCAGCGTCATCGGCCCGCCGACGTTGACGGACTTGGCGCCCATCCCCGTCCGCAGCGACGAGCCCGACGCGGTAATCGTTTTGATTTGCGTGTAGGTGTCGTTGAGCATCCCGGCAGCCTGCTGGTAGGCGGCCTTAGCGGCAGCGCGTTTGGCCGAGAACCCTTGCAGCGTCGCGGTATCGGCACCGTGATTGAGCGCGTCGTTGTAGGCCGCGTCCGCTGCTGCAAGCTGCTCCTTGGCGCGTTCGGCCATGCCGGTGAGGCGCTTGTAAGAGGCGACGACCGTTCCCGCCATCGCGGGGTTCCCGCGCAGCGCCAGGACCTGAGCGCGCAGCGTGCCGCCGCCTGCGTTGACGAACTGCGAGAGTTCTTGGGTCTGCATGATGGCGCGATTGGCGTCGGCATTGGCGCGCGTCGCGTCGGCACCTTCGCGGTTGATTTTGGCTTGCAGCTCGGCACGCACCAGCGGATTGTTCTCGCGCAGCAGGTTCTCTCTATCTTGTGCGATGGCGGCGCGTTGACGTGCCGTTTCATCGACGTTATCGAGATGAATCCCCATCTGCGTGACCTGCTGCATCTTCGCCAACTCGGTGCCGGTGTAGTCGGGGCCAGCGGTATACATCGAATCGGGCACGCCTGAGTGCTGGTTGAGAATCGCGGTCTTGGCCGGGCCTGCGTGCATCTGATTGAGCAGCACGATGTCTTTGTCGGTCAGCGGCGTGAGGAACTGCGACTTGTCAAAGCTGCCGTCGGCCCCGAAGGGGTCGGGCATACCGGCTTGCGCGGCCAGGGCCTTCATCCGCATCTGCCATTGCGGGGACTTCACGACGTTGGGGTCGCGCACGCCGACCTGTCCGAACTGATTGTAAAGCTGGAGCGCCTGCTGCTGATTGGCCGTCGATGCTTGGGACTGCTCGACCTGCGCGCGAGCCGCGTCGCTTTGCGTTTGCGCTTGGGTTTGAGCAAGCTGCGCGCCGAACAGTTTATTGGCCTGCTGGGTCTGCTGAAAGGCTTGGAAGCCCTTGATGACTTGGGCGAGTGGACCTTGCTGCTCGTTGACGTAGGCGGCCCAATCGGGCGCCGGGACGCTGACGTTGGTCGGCATCTGCGGAACGCCGCCGCCCATTCGCATCGGAGCTACACCAGGCATTAGTTTTTGTCTCCGTCCTCGTCAGGTTCCAGCACCGGCGTCGTTTCCCAACCCATCGCCGTCATGTCATCGAGGTCGCTCTCGATGATTTTCTGAGCGTCTATTCTATACTGTAAGTTGGGTATCGAGAGCCGGTCCTTCAAGTAAGCATACATATCGTCGCAAGCGGCGGTCAAGGAGGACCCCGACGCCACCGCAACACCAACGTGCCCCGACGCATCATCGACGAAATACCCGTTGGGGCCTTTGCTCAAGCCCTCGGCAACGAAGAACTTGTCCCACAGCCCGTCGAGTCCGCCGAGTACGGGCGTCGTGCGCGCAAGTTTGGGGCGCAACGACTCTTTGAGGTCCGAGGCCCCCATCGGATACGGCGGCAGCGTCAAGCGGATGCCCGCGTACACCTTATTGGCGTCGAAGAACTCATCAACGGATGTGCCATGCACCAGCGCCGACAGAAACCCGGCGTAGTTCGTGATGCCGCGCTGCGCCGTCGCCTCGCTGTCGTAGCCGAAACGCGGCGTCCATTCGAGAAACCACACGCCTTTGCGATTGACGATGGCGTTGATGTCATAGATACCCGGCGGGGCGTTGTTTTTGCGAAACGTCGCCGCGAGCCGCTCGAACTGCAACGCATCGGCAACGTGCGGCTCGCCTGCGTAATACCACACGAGATTGAGCATACACCCCGTCGAGGGGCCAACGTCACCGGCCATCATCTTCTTTTCTTCGATGGTGCCTTCGTAGGGACCGACCCACGCGCGACCGTTCCACCAGCGCGCCGTCGAGATAGCGACACCTTTGATTTTCTCTTGCAGCAGGCAGGTGTGGTTGTCACCGAACTTCGGCAGCGCGCAGAGTTGCAGCCACGTCAGCATCGCTTCGGTCGATTCGTCAATCCACGTTGAGTCGGCACCAAGGTCGGTATTGGGTTTCCAGGCCCACCCACCGTCACCGTGTTTCTGCTTGGGGTCTTTTTTGAGGAACGCGATGGCTTGGGTCAGCGTCGAGAATCGGTACGACGGCGGCGCCTGGATACCGTGCGCCTCGGCGAACGCCTCGCCATACGGACGGTCGTTCTCCAAGCGGTCGCAGAACGCGCCCGCACCGACGACGAAACAGCCCGCACCGCGCAGCCGGTCGGCCATCTCGCCGCGTCCGGTAAAATCAAAGAGCGAAATCGTGCCCGGCTGGCGCGCGTACTGTTGCCACTCGAATACCGATTGCGTCTTGGTCGTAATGCCGTCGCCGACGTGCTGGGAGTTCTTGCCGTTCTCTTTGTCGATGAAGACGAGCACCTCGTGGCCTTCGTCCATCAACCGCTTATGCAGCCACAGGTTCCCGCCGCGTACCGAGTACAGCGCGAATCTCACATCCCAAACATTCCCATGAACGGCATGATGCTTCCGAGAATCGAACCGATGCCGCTGCCCATACTTGGCTGCCCTGCCGACGCTTGAGCGTACATCCCGGCTTGCTGCGCCATGCTCTGATACAGCGAGTCGAGGCTGTTCATCGCGTTGCCTTCCATCGAAACGCCTTGGCCGATAAATGAGTTGGCCGCGCCCAGTGTGTTCATCTCGTTGCCCGCGAGTCCCTGAGCGCCTTGGGCCTTGTACTGTTGCGATTCACCGGCAAGTTGGGCGCTCTGATTGGCGGCCTGGGTGAGGTACTGATTCTGCGCGCCGAGCTGTTCGGCACCGAGGTTTCCACCCGGCGTAGCCTGCGAGCGCAAATCGTTCATCGAGGAGTTGTAACCTTGCAGAAGCTGGTTCATCGCATTGGTCTGCACCTGCGGCGAGAGCCCGGTCTTCGCCATCTGCGCGTATACCTCGTTGGAGAGCGGCAGATTGCCCTGGCTCGATTGCAAATCACTCATAATCGAGGAGCCCTCGGCACCCATCGCGGGCTGGTAATACTTTGAGAAATCGTTATTGAGGCCGCCAATCATCTGCATCAACTGCGACGACATTGCCGACTCCGACCCTTGCATCTGCGAAAGCGAACTCTGCATCGAGTTGCCGCCAAAGAGCGAGCCGAGTCCCGGCAGAAGCCCCGCAAGAAGTTGCGCCCACGGGAAACTCGAACCCGACGCGCCACCGGAGCTGTCGCCAAATCCCGAGTCTCCGAATCCACCCATCATAGCAGTTCATCCTCAATGCGAGTGCCGTTGGGTTCGAGTGGCACCGGCTCGCGGCGGCACTCGCCGTACCGCTCCAACTGTGCCGATTGTAACCGAATATACAGCGACGGTGATGCCGGGACGATGACGATGGTCCCGCGCGCGAAGTCCATCGAGCGCAGGAGGTGCGTCATCCACATATCCTCAGTTTGTGAACCGTCGCCGAACGGCCCGAAAACCGCGAGGGTATGGGGCTCATAGTCGGCCCAGCCCATCATGGCACGGATGCTGCCCGACTCGTATCCTGCCCACCAAATCATCGCGCCGCCCGATTCGACATCGTAGGGCAGGCCGTAGCGGCGGCAGGCCGCGTACACGAACGGCAGGGCAATCTCGGTGCCTATCGAGGCTACGTCCATGCTCATTGCATCGGCGTCCCGCGTGCGAACGGCGACTGTCCCATCGTGCCGCCGCCACCCATCCCGAGGCTCGATAGCATCTGGAGAAGTTGGGCGAGCTGCGGATTCTGCTGCGGTGCCTGTCCGCCGGGCATCTGCGCGCCGCCCTGTCCGCCAGGGAGCTTTGCTCCACCGCCGCCCGCGCCGGGGCTCCCAGGCGGCCCTGCGGCCCCAGGAGCGCCCGCTGGCGGCTGTTGCGGCTGCATCGACTGCAAGAGCATCGGCAGCAGCGAAGCCATGCTGTTCTGCCCAACCGCCTGCCCACTGCCCGCCGCAGGGCCCATCGCCTGCGGCCCGCCCTGAAGCATCGACATCAAAAGTGAAATGAGGCTCTCAGGCCCAAACTGTAATTGCTGCCCGCCGGGCTGCTGCGGTTGCTGTTGTGGAGGGCCGTTCATGTCGGGTAACCTTTCTTCGGCGTTCGCCGGTTACTCATGGGAGCTATCTTCGGGCCATAGATGCCTGCGGCCCCTTGCCCCATGCCGCGCGGGCCCTGCACCGTCTGCCGCGGGTCGGGAAGCTCTGGGAGCTTGGGCATCGGCGTCGCGCCCTTGCGCCAATCGGGAAGCTGCGGCAGTTTCATCTCAGCCCTGCGCCTGCACGAGATGCGCACCAACCGTGCCCGACACTTGCTGCGTGAGCGGCGAGTTGGCGATGGTGACGACGGCTTGGAACGTGAGAAAGTTTTCCGACCCGAGATGCGGTCCCGTTACGATGGTTCCGGTTTTCGTTATCGCCTGCGGCGTCGCGGTGACGACCGTACCCGCCGCGCCAGGGCTGCCTTGAATGAAACACAGCAGCAGCAGATACCCGTTGGGCCCGACTTGCAGCGACTGATTGTCTGCCGATGCGTACAACGGCGTGAGCGGGTTGGGGCCGAGATTGCGCTTGGGCAGATTGGGGAACGTCACGGTGATTTTGGTCGGGCTCGACGGGTTCCCCAGTGCCGAGAACGGCACGGAGTCCGCGCCGACGAACTGCGTCTGCGCGTTGGGATTGGCATTGGTGTTGGTACTCTGCGTCTGCCCCGGTGCAAACGTCTGCCCGCCAGGCGTAATGACCATCGGCGCCGCGACCATGATGCCGCCTTGGGGCGGTGGTATAGCCACGGCTACTGGTCCGACTGACTCTCGGGTGCATACTGACGGTTCTGCACACCCGACGCGGCGATGCGATTGATGATGGTGCCGGGCATCGTCGTCGTCAGCGAAAACTGGAGCTGCATATCGACGAACTCGATGAGTTGGGTCGAGACACGATGGCGCGGCAGCCCTTGACTGAAGTCGATGTTCGTTTGCGGCGTCGGAACCGGCGGCCAAACCGTCTGCTGCGCGCCGTCATCGCAGACGAACTGATAGGAAAACATCGCCGTCGTAACCGGCGCATCGACGAGCAGGTGCTGCAAGATTTTAACCCAGGACATATCGGGGTCGCCCGAGACGCGCGTGACGCCGGTGGCGACCAGCGGCTGCCCGAGGTCCGTGCCCGATTGAAACCAGGCATCGACGTTGGTTGGCGAGCCACCGCGCAGCGCCACAATCGGCGTATCGCTCTCGATGTCGTAGAGCGCCTGCTCGGTAAAGTACGGCAGCGGCCACCAGCCCTGGCTGCGCGGGTCGTAGAGATAGGTGCGGCCCGTGCTGGCAAACGAGAACGCGAGCATCCGCGCGTACCAAAAACCGACGACGAGCTTGAGTTGGTCAAGCGATGTTTGGTCGAAGACGTTCTTGATATTGCTCTGCTGGAAGTTTCCATCGGTGAGGTTATTGGGCAGCCCCATGCCGTTCCACAAGTAGCCCCCTTGGCGGCTTACCCAGCCCATCATGCCATACGCCGCACAGATGGAACGCGCCGACGAGCAGCCGGTGTCGGAGATTTTGAACAGCCCCGAGGCCCACGTCGCATCGCTGTTGCCGTAGAGCCCATAAAACCCGTAGCGTTTGCAAATCCCCATCATCGAACCGATAGACGCCATGCCGACGCCGGGGTCGCCTTCGAGCGCCTGCCCGACGGTCAACACGTTTTGCAGCGCGTTGAATCCCCACGGTTCGGCGTAGTTGCTCCACCACAGCGACGACGAGTTGTTCGTATTATTAGGGCTGCCCTCGGGCGCGTGTAGCGTGTTGAGCCCAAAGATGCGCTGCTGGTGCCCACAGATGTAGGCAAACGGCGGCGGTGGGTCGCGATAGACGACCAGCGCCTGCCCGGTCAAGTCGGTGTCAGCGGTAATGTCGAGGTAACTCGTCACGAGGTTGTCGGGCAGCGTATCGACGAGACGCCATTGCCCTAGCGCCCCGCCCAAGCGATAGATGTTCCGCTCGGTGACCTGCGGGTCGGGTGAGATGGGGATGTTCGTGAGTTGAATCGCGTTGTCGGTCTGCCCGCCCGATGCGTTGCCGGGGTCGGATTGGTTGGGGTCGCAATGGTACGGCCCGCCCGACGGCGCGTGCAGGTCGTCAACGTAGTATTTGACGTAGCCCGCCGTGTCGATGGCCGCACCGTTGGAGTCGGCAATCGAGATGTTAATGACGGAGTTGCCCCCGATAAGGGACGTCGTTGCCGTCACCGTCAGCGTGCCGGTTTTCTGCCCCTTGGTGTACGCCAGCGGGTACGCCGCGTTGATGGCGACGGCGATTTGGTGCGCGGCGTTCTCCGCCGACTCGGTGCTGATGGTCGTGTAGACCGCGCCATAGGGGTAGTCGGCACCGCCGACACGCAGTGTAAACTGGAAGTTGTATCCCGCGCCGATACCGGAGATTGACGAGTCAATCGTCACCGAACCCGTCGCAGGAGTCTGCGACATCGTGTACGGCTGCGAAATCTTGCCCTGGCTGCTCTCCTGGCCCGGTGCGGTAACGCCCGTTTTCTTCACGCCAAACGTGACGCAGTAGTAGTACGGACTCTGCCCGTAGGAGAGCTTCCCGCCCTGGGCGCCTGCAAGCTGCGGCGTTGTTGGCGGGGGCACGATGCCCCACTGCGTGACCGTTAGCGCGTTGTCGATTTTAAGCGGCGTGTCGGTGCCGTTGGAGACAAAGAGCCACACGCCCGCCTCGGCGAAGAACGTCTGCTGCCCCGCCGTCAACGTGTTCCCCACGCCGAGCAGGAGCTGCTGCAATCCACCCACGCCGTCGTCGCGAATGTACCACAGCGTACCGGCGCCCTCGTAGTCGATGGCGAAGACGTACACGCTGGGCGTAATCGTGTACGGGTTGTAACGGTGAAACAGCCCGATGCCGCGGCACGGGCCGGGCAGCACGAGTTCCTCATCGAGTCCCGGCAGCACGCCGCGCCCCAACGCCGTCGTCAGCGCGCCGTACCCCTGGTCGGGCAGGAAGTTGGTGCAATCGACGAGGTTTTTGGGGTTGAGCAGATACGGTGCCGACGTGCCGTCAACGCCCGCAACGACATCGACGGTCAGCAGCGGCTGCTCACCTTGGTTTGTAGGCTGGCCGGGCATCAGATGTTAAACCACTGCTCGTCGGTGCGGCTCTCCCCCCGCGCTGGCGGCGTTCCCATCAGGCCCAAGACTTCGATATACTCCTGGTCGATGCGGCAGTTGAAGTCCCCGCCTGCAATCAGCCCCAGCACTTCAACGTATTCCTGGTCGATGAGCGCGTGGTTGGGGGTGCCTTTAATCGCGCCGACGACCTCAACGTACTCTTGGTCGAGACGCGCGTTGCCTTCATCGGGGCCTAATACCTCGACGTATTCTTGGTCGATAAGCGCATTGTCTACGCTCACGTTTGCAGCTTTGCACTCACTTCGAGCGTGTTCAAATCAACGAGCGCCCACGCAACGTCGGTAAACGGATTGAAGCTGTATGGTGCGGTGTTCATCCTGTAGGTCGTGCCCAGGCCCCACGTCGCAAACGGTGAGGTGTAGTTCTGCCCCGAACCGTTGCCGACGCCTAGGCTGGTCGTGCGCCCACCGCCCGCCGTATCCTGGCGCTGATTAGCAATGACGCAGATGCCATATACCGCCGTGATATTCGCAACTGCCGTCAACGCACACGATTCCTGGTCGCCGGGGTTGCTGTCATAAATGTACGACGTATCCCCCGCAGGCGGAACGACCGAGAGCGCCTCCCAGCCCAACGAGACGCCATGCACCGACCATGCTGAGACGTGACCAGGAGCCGACGGAAACATCGGCGTCGAGATACACGGCCCCAGCGGCGCGTTGTTTACGGTGCCAGTCGTATCGAGCGCGTACACAGAGTCCACGACGACGGTTGCGGCGTCGGCAGCGACAGTGCCACACGCGACCTGCACGGTATGAATCGTCGCGCCGTCGGACAGGCCCGTGAGCCCACCGTAGTAACTTGACAGCACGATGTTGGTGAGCCCGGGAACAGGTACGCCGTCGAGAATCACCGATACTTGGTTCGCCGAAGTAAACGACGACACGAACAGCTCCACTTCGTGGCGGCTGCCGAACGTAAAGACCCCCGACGCCGACGAGTACCCGCTGACAGACGTAAGCGACAGTTGCATTGACCCGTCAGAGCTGACTTGAACGTAAAGCGCGTACACGTTGCCGCCAACTTGGTAAAGCGTCACAGGTTGCGCTCCCACGCCCGAGACTTTGAACCCGGCGCCGATGCACAAGCCGTTGCCGTTGATGGGAATGGCGATGTTAGGTACCAGAACGCCGTTGCTCGCACCGTCACAATGCACCGTGTTAATCGGTGTCGCACCGGGGCCGTCACCGACGCCGACCGTCGGCGCACCAACGACACCAGCGAACGCACCGGGAAGCTGCGTGCCCGATGCGGTGAGGTTGTTGCAACTATAGGCGAAAAGTAAAGCCATGATGCTCCTACGAGGCCACGTTAGCGAAAAGTACGACGTACACCGAGAGCCCGGCAATCACCGGGTCGAGTACGGTCCAATCGGTACGGAACTTCCAACCCGACGGCGCTTGCGTCACCGCAAGGCTCGCGGGGCGCGCGGACTCGTTGACATCCTCGGGCAGATTGACGCCAGCGGTGTCAATGTACCCCGCGACGGTGAAGTCCCCCGCAACGGTCGAATACTGCACGCGAACGGTCGAGGTTTCCGTCGTGCCGGGCGTCTCGGCTCGCGCGAAGATGTCCGAAATGGTCCACGTTATCGGGGTCACGTCGTCAACGGGCGACCAGGGCACGACGGCAACGGAGTTGGAGTCAACGCCCGTCCCCGAAGGGTCGTAGCCCGAACCCGACATCTTGAGCCGAATGGCAAGCATTTGCTGGTCAGTTCCCGGCGGCTCGTAAAACGGAAAGTAAACGAAGCTGCCCAGCGTCACCAATCACCGCCATATCCCCCACCCGAGCCGTAGCCAGGCCGGAAGTCCGTGCGAATCGTGCGCGGCACGAACGTCTTAGGCTTGTTCTGTTGCAGCTTGTTCTGCCGCCACAGATTGAGCCGCGTCATCTCACGCTCGAACTCGGCGTCGGCGAGTTGGTACATCGCATTTTGGTCGCTCATGCGGCAATACTTCACGATACCCCACACGAACGCCATCAAGAACGTGCGCGGGTAAATCGAAAGCTGCCCCATCGACACGAGGTCCGGCGGCGTCGGCACGCAGTCAACCAGCAGCGTGTCGCCCGAGGCAGCAACGTCGGGCGGCAAGATGCCGATGTACCCGCCGCGCAGGTAGTAGCACGGGCGCTGCGCGCCACCCAGCGTGTTTTGGTACGGGTACTTCGTGCCGACCGTGCCGCCAATCGTCGTCGGATAGGGGTAAGCCACGGGCGGCTGCGTGAGCCACTGCGGGCTCTGAATCGGTGCGCCGACGACGGTGCCCGACGTGTTGTCGTACAGTTCGAGGATGTCGCCTTCAAGGGTTGGGATGTCGGTTGGATACAACTCGATGATGCTGCCGCCTGCCGTCTTGACGTAGACGCGCAGAATCTTGGTGAGCGTATCGAGTTGGTACTGCTGCTGCCCGCCGACAATCGGGTAGGTAATCGTTGCTTCGGGGAAGTCGAGTTCCATCGAAATCTGACGTTGAATGACCGACGCCTGCTGGAGCAGCGTGGTATTAGGGAAACGGTTCTGCGACGGCTCCCCCAGAATCATCCGTGCTTGCGTAACGATGTCTTGCCCCTGCACGGTTCAGGACTTCTTTTTGCCGGGCAGTTTGCCTTTGACGGTCTTGATGGTGCGGCCCGTAGACGTGCGCGCCGTCTTGGTGTTCTCGGCAACGTACTTGCGCTGACGCGGCGAACGATTCAACTCGCGCGGCGTGCGGCCTGAGCCACGCGGCCCCGATTTGGGGCGCGTCACTTTCGCGGCGTCGGTACGCATCGTGCGCTTGGGCGCACCGCGCGGCAGTTCGGCCTTGCCCGCAGGCAGAGCCCGGCGCGAGGCCGTCCTCCCGATGTCCTCGACAGTCGTTTTGCCGACGACACGCGGCCCCACGCCAGGAATGGTGCGTTTAGCAACTTGTCCGGCGCCACGTCCCAACGCCTTACGAGCAACACCTTCAACGGCTCGTGGAACCGACGCTCCCAGCGCCGAGCGCCCCAGTCCGATGAGACTGGCGGCGTCGCCAAGGCCACCGCCGACCATCGCGACGTTTGCCATCTGCTCGCCGGGGGACGCACCGGGTTTCTGCGTGAGGTCCGCCTCGCGCCCGGTGAGCTTCATGCCAGCCTTTTTGTGGATGGTTGCTGCCTCGCGCGTCACGGCATCGCTGCCGCCGCGTTTCTCCTTGTTCTCATCGGAGATACGCTGCGCGCGGTAAAACTTCTGCTGCTTGGTCAGCCCCGGGTTCTTGTCGGTGACGCCCTTGAGCGTCTTTTGAAACTCGGGGTCGTTATTGCGTTGCGCCACGGCTCACGTCGCAGCGAGCATCAGCAGAATCACCGGCGCAGCAGTCCACCCGCCCATCGGGCTGGTCGCAACGGCGTACACCGCTGCGAGTGGCGCGTTGCAATAAAACATTCGCGTACCGGCGGCATCGGTGAGCGGGTTGCTCCACGCGGGCGAGGCTTCAGTCGAGGGCGCGGGAATCGGCTCCCAGTTGCTTGCGTTGCCTTCGGCGGTATTGCGGTCGAGTGTTCCGAAAATCTCAACCGATACGTCGGTCGCGCCGCCGAGTAGCAGTTGGAACGTCCGCGCCTTGTAAAACGGCGGGACTTCGAGGAAGCCCAAACCGACGGCGCCGGAGTTGCCCGGCCCCAAAAACGTCGCGACGACTTTCCCGCAAAGATTGCCAACCGATGCACCGTTTGAACTCACGGCGCGCTAGTCCGTACTCGGGCAGCCGATGGTCGAGTTTTTCGGAGCCCACGGCGCGCTGTGCGGCTGCGTCGGGTCGAGAATGTACGGCAGCGCGAGCACGCTGACTTGCAGCGTAGCCGCGTTGGCGTAGCCCGCGATGATTCCCACGAGCGCGAGCGTGCGGTCGCACGGGAAGATGATGTCCCACTCCACGGTGCCGATGGCGGCAACGAGGCCGGGATAGAAAACCGTATTGGCCCCGGCAACGCTGCTGGGGACGTTGTGAAACCGCTCAAACAGCAACTGCCCCGAGGCCGCCGTCTGCGGCGGAACCGCCGTGGCGACTCCGGATGCCCCGGCGGGGCCGGAGTTGTCGGACTTCCCCTGCGCCGCCGTCGGGACGCCGGAGAACGCCGTCGCGGTTGTCGGGCTGACGGTCTGCGTTGCGATGCCCGCCGAGAGCACAGCCTGGTACGTTTGCGCGCTGCCAAGACCGGCCAGCACACTGGGGATGCCGAGTTGGAAAATCGTGACGACGCCAGCGGAGTTCGTGGCGAAGATTTGCGGGCCGCCCGAATCGGCCACGGCGTTGATGGCCGCGACGGCAGCCGCCGCCGATTGCGTCACCGTGCTGGTCGCGCCGATGGCGACGACGATGGTCTGCGACGTTCCCGCCGTAGGACCAGCGATAGTAATGGTACACGTTCCGGCGCTGCCCGAGTTGGTGCCCCCAGCAAACGTAATCGTGCCGGTCGCGTAGCTGCCGACAGCCGACCCCGACGCCACGTTGATGCCGATGCCGGTGTTGATACCGCCCGAGCAGAACGCGGCAATGGCGAGAATCTTCGAGTTGCACGGCAGCGGAAGCTGCGCCAGCACGGCGGGCGTAACGAGACTCGACGACGGCGTGACCCCGACATTGGCCGCGACGGCGTAGGACGGGAACGTCACCCATTGGGCTGCGCCGAACGTCGCGTATTCGCGCGTCGGGGATGCACTCTGAAGAACTGCCATTACTTTCCTTGTTTGATAGACTTAGCGAGTGCTAGATTTACTAGGCTCCATTTGAACCTACCACGCCTCGGCCATTTGCGGCGCCCCACGCGGAGCGGAACTCGGTTTCGTGATTGAGCGACTGCGTGTCTTCTTGGTAGAAGGCGCGCTGCTCATCCCACTTCGTGGTGGCGAACATCGTGTGGGCGTCGGTGCCGGGCATACCCTTGCCCGAGGCCACGAACCACGGGTACGGCCCGTTAGTCGGCGCGGTGAGATACTCCGAAGCGCACGGCTGCAACGTACCGGCCACGACATTGACGCGGTTCTCGTCGGTTGACGGGTAGTAGTAGGACGACATCACTTCGGTCGCCGTCTGATGCAAGAAGATGGGATAGATGAGTTGGACCGGCGTGCGGCTGGTCTGCAGCCCCCGGTCGTCGGGCATCGAGAGCATCAGGTTGAAGGCTTGATTGATGGTTTCGACGGTGAGCGCGACCGGCCCGAGGTAGTTGCTCCACGTTATGCCCGGCGCACCCGCGCAGGTGTGGACGTTGGAGAACAGCGCGAGGCCGTCGTTGACATCGTAGCCGCCCGAACCCGCTGCGAGGAAGCCGAGATTGAGGATGTTCCAGAAGTTGACTTCCTGCGTTTGGTAGGACGAGTACCGCAGCAGTCGCGGCAGCATCGGAATGATTTTGCGAGCGTCTTCGCGCGCCATCTCTTTGGTAACGATGTAGCGCAGCGCGTATGAAACGTATGGAAAGAACTGCAGCGTGCCTTCCGACGCGGCGTCGATGCTGGCGGTCTGCCCTTCCTGTTTGACGGGGAGGTAGCCGAAGCCGACGATGGAGAGCAGTTGAAAGAACTGCCGTTCCATGTCGCCTTCCCAGCCCGAGCCCGAACCGTTGAAGACGGCGGGGTAGCGCAGAGGCTTCATCGGGTCGGTATTTGAGTAAATATCCGTGACGATGTGCGTCTGCGCTTGGAAGAAGGTCCTGGTGTTCGTAAGCGTCGATTGCGCCATGCTAGTGCCCCGTTACTGGCGAGAGGTCGGCAGGAATGAATGAGATGTAGACGCGCGCGCCGAGGTCGCCTACCCCCCCGAAGCCGGGGCCCAGGATTTTCTGCGAGACGTAGGCCACCTTGTTGCTGGCGTTGGGGTCGGCGTAGAAGAAGCCGGTCGTGCCGTCGATGCCCAACCCGACTGCCGTGCCCAGCGTCGCCTGATACGTTCCGCCCGACACCCAGCCGGTGAGCGCCGAGAGGTTGATGGCGACGATGATGTTGGCGCCCAGGGTTACGACGAGCACCTCGCCCGGCGTGCCGGGTAAGAGCGGCGTGTTCTCCTGGGAGCTTCCGAAGACGGCTTGCAGCCCGGTCGTTACTTGGTCGTAGACCGCGTTGCTGTCGTGCTGCGCGATGCCGATGATGCCCGAGGCCACGTTGGCCGAGCACGTCTCAATCTCGCCCGAAGTCGAGTGGAACTGCACGATGTCGGCGTCGTTAATATGTGAATAGGCCCGCGCCGAGAATATCGGGGGCCCCATCTGACCCGATGCGACGTTCGCAATCGGACTTTGGTAGGGAATAAGTGCCATGTACGTCCTCGCAGAGAAGCGTTTCTGCGTCTGAGTATGGCTGGGCCGCGTCGGCGGTGTCAAAGAGGACCGGGCACGACAAGGCCCCCGCTTATGTCAGACGGGGGCCTTGTGGTACGACACTAGTGGTTCCCGAGAGATTGCTACTCGATTGGGCTCAGGACTTCCTTTCGAGTGTATTCGACCGACGCCTGCCCGCGCGTGAGTTCCTTCACTTGGTCCTTGAGCCGCTCGAACGGCGCGCCACCGGCCTGCTTCATAATCGCTTGGGCCGCCGGGAGCTTGTAGAGCCGTTTGACGGCTTCGGGCGTGACTTCCATCAACTGCACGTCGAACATTTGAGCATACGCCTTCTTCCCGGCGTTCTTGTGCGTCACGAGTTCGTACTGCGAGATGGGAAGGTCGATGTCGTCCTTCAACTCGTCAAGCTCGACGCGCCGGTAGAGATGCGAACGCACCTTAGCTGCTGCCAGCGGGTCGTCTTTCTTGGCCCAAACGTACATCGCACCGGGAAGCGGGTCTTTCATGTACTTGGCCGTGTCGGCGAAGATGGACTTGTGGTCGCCCGCGAGATATTCGTGGTCGAGATTGAGGTCGGAGATTTTGACTTTGCGCCCGTTGGGGAAGACGACGTACCCTGGCTCGGCGCGGTTGGCAATCTGCTCGGGTGTTGCGGTGAGGTTCCGCAGCGACGTAACCGCCTGCTGCGAAAAGTCCTCGGTTACGTCACCCGTTTCGATACCGGCGTCGTTGAGCAGCAAGTCGGCCTGCTCGCCCGTGAGTTTGGGATTCATGGCCGTCATGCGCGTCCCTCGGCTTCCATTTCATCAAGGGCTTTGCGGATACGGTCCTCGGGAATCCCCGCATCACGCGCGCTCAGAACGTACTGCTTCTGCACGGCGTTGAGCGCCTTCTGCCGCGACGCCGGTCGCTGACCGGAACTCACGCTGCCCGTCGCATACGGCGGCGGGTCTTCGCGCCGACCGTTGCGCGCCTGCTTCATCGCGTACTTGCCCGCCGATATCTCGTAAATCGCTTCGACGGCCTGGTCCTGCATATCTATCGGCATCGCCGCGATGCCGGGCATGGCCTGGTTGACGCGCTGCTCGAAGTCGTCTTTAACGTGGGGGAACAACGGGTCGTCTTTGGCTTGTGCCACGAAGTTGCGAATCGCTTGACGCGCGTTTCCCGTCGCCGCCGGGGCTTGCGCCTTGGCAAGTTCCGCTTTGACCATCGCCTGATTGAACGCGAAGATGTCTTGCGCGGCGCCTTCGTAGTCACCCTCAAGCTGCTTCTTGGAAATCCCGCGAAGATAGGCTTGGTACTGCTCGCGGCTGGCCGCTTCATCGACGACCGGCGCTGCCGGTGCAGCAGGCGCCGTTACGACCGGCGCGCGTTCAAGTGCAAGGCGGGCAGTGTCACGCTCAACGGCGTAGAGTGCGGCGTCGCGTGAGACTTTATCGAGTTCGGCTTGGAGTTCTTCGGCGGTCTTGGGTTTGGTAGGAGCCGCTGGGAGGGCGTCGAGTCGGGGGTCGGTAATCTCGGGTTCGTCGTCTACGTCAAGACGGAACGGCTCTTGGTCGTTAGGGTCCAATGTCAAGTTCCTTTTTGAGCCAGGGAGGAATGTCGAGGGACACCTTGTCGAAGGCCCCCGTAATCCCTGCACAGAGGGCCTCTATTGCCCGCTGGTAGCCCAGCCGCTCATCCAGCGGCAGCGCGAAGTTATGCACCAGCTCGCGGCGCCAGCTCCGAATGAACTCCAGCTCCCCTTCGAGGTAGAGCCGGAACCCGTTGCTGCGAAGGAACTCGTTGAAAAGCTCGCGCTGCTCGCGGTTGAGGTCGGCCACTACGCCGCTGGCGCTTGCGGCGGCGCGGGAGCCTGTGGGCGCTGCGGCGCTTGCGGTGCGCCGGGATGCGGTTTGCCGAACGCGGCGTGACTGATGACCTGCATGAGCATCTGCTGTTTTTGGGCATCCTGTTGGGCCTTCGCCATCGCTTGGGCCTGCTGCATCGCTTCTTGCATCGTACCGATGTACGCCGTAACTTCGGGAATGTCGTGGGTTTCGAGCACCATGCGCGTCATCTGCCAAATCCGCCCGAGGTTCCCTTGTACCAGCGGGTTGGGCATGAGGAACTGCGCGAGCATCAGCGAGTCTTGTTTGCGCTGCTCCTTGTCAAACGGCCCACCGCCGCCCGAGACGCCCATCGTCATATCAAGCGAGAGAATCTCTTTGGGAACGGTAACGGTCTGCGTGCCTTGAGAAGTCGGCATGGCGGCCTGCATTTGGTCGTCGCCGTACTGGATGTAAAGCCCTAACGTATAGTTGCCCAAATCCAGAAGCCACTCGCGCGCGTCGGTAATGACGCTGTTGCTCTGCATCGCAAGAATCGCTTGCTGAGCCTGCGCGGCCCGTGCCGATTGACGCGCACCCGACGCGACCGGAGCGGCAGCGGCTTGCGGGCTCCCAACGGCGCGGTCGGCTAACTGATAGAGCGACTGCTCCTCGATAGTGGACTGCTGCGGAATGGTCGGCGCGTCCACGAAGCCGAAGTCTTCTTTCTTGGTGACGATAATCTCCGAGTCCATGCCCCAGCGTTTGTCCTCGTCGGCAAACTTGACGGCGTTGGTGCGCCAGCGCATCGGAGAGAGCGCGTAGTCGAGCATATCGAGCCGCCCGTTGTGCTGCGCGTTGCCTTCCTCTTGCGCGAACCGCACGAGTTCAGGCACCGAGAACCCGTAGAAGCGATTGGGACGCGGGATAAGACTGAGTGGAAAGTACGGCCAGCCGCGCCAGTATTGGAACGGCGCGACGCCGAGCAGAATCCGCCCCTGGTCGTAGGTCCACACGAAGTTGTCTTCAAACTGCCCGTCGCCGTCGAGGTCAAACGTGCGCCACAACCCGCGCCACACTTCAATCGGCCCGCGCGCCAGGCCGAGGTTGTCGGGCGGCGCCACGCCGATGTCGGCCACCTGCACGCGCCCGGCAATCGTGTAGGTCCGCGCGCCTTGACGGTCACGGCTGAGTTCACCCATGCCCGATTGCACATAGGACAGCGCCTTCTCGACGGCATCGGGGTAAAAGATGCCCGCCGACACCATGCGCTGGCAGTCCATCTCACTCATATAAATCTTGCGAACGAACCCGTCAGCCGCGGCAATCGACGGCGCGTACACCGGGCAGAGCAGCGCATCGCGCAGTTCGATGGCCTGCCACGATGGGTCGTCGTAATCAACGATGCTCACCTTGCGGCGCACCGTCTTGCCCGTACCGGGGTCCTTGTCGAGGCGGTACTCGGTGCGCGCGGTGAGTTTCCACATCACCTCCATCACCGACGTACCATCGCGGGCCGACAGGTGCATGGCCTGTTTGGCCTCTTTGTGCCAACGTTTCTCGTCGTACTTCCCGTTGATGAACTGCTCGACGACGTGGGCGTACTGCGCCGCCACCGGGTCGTTGCCGTGCATCGTAAACGGTCGCGGCCCAAGTACCGTCCCGGCGATGCGGCTGGTGAACTCGTTAACCGCCGAATGAACCACCGGGAGGCAGTAGTTGCTCGCGTTGGGCCACGGATAGTCACGCGGGCGGGTACGCATCTCGTACATCGCGTTCCAGTAATCCAGGGTGTAATCCAACGCTGCACGGTTGCCGAGATTGAGGTCGATAAGGATGCTCTGCGTCTCGCCTAAGCTCTGACGCTGCGCCTCATCAAGTTCGGGAATCGGCAGCGAAAGTGGCTGAGACGGAAACAGCGTGCCTGTTATCGAACGCTGTGCGCGCGCCACTAGTGTCCTAGAAGCACTAAAGCGAGGTAATTCACTAGAGCCCTAGCGCCGCCGTGTGCGTGCAGAGCGTAGTTTGCGAAAGCGCCGTGTTGTGCACCGAGAGTTTCGCCATCCGGCCGAGGAATGGGGGATTTGCCCCTGGGACTCCGCCCCAGCCTCCCGGGGAACCGGTATTATAGACACCGCTGGCAGCCTGGCTTGTACTAAAAAGCAGTTCGCAGTTGACATAAAAAGACAGCGTTGTAGCAGAGCTATTGTAAACAAGCGCCTCATCGAGTGGTACGCCAATCGCCATCATATCTATTGGGCCCTTGGCACCCGAAGAGCCGCCGTAAAATAGTTTGTGCCCAACGAAACTCGACGTTAGTACGTTGTCGTCAATCGTGTCCGACAGAATCGCGCCGTTGCTTCCGTCCAGTTCAAAAATAACCGCCGTAAGGCTTCCTGAAGCAATGTAGGGTGACGCGCTCTTGTCTACCCACTCAATCGTGTACGAGCCGCTTGTCGGCATCGTTACGGCCGGTACTACAAAGTAGCCTTGCCCGACGTTTGCAGTTCCGTTATTTGTGGCGGCCGGGAACTCGATGGAGGTTTCGCCATCATTTGTGATACTTGGAAACCCGCAAACGGGATACGGACCCGGTGTGCCGCCAGGCGTGGGCGTCGTAAGCGGAACCGGAGAAGGTACGGCGGTCGCGCCGCCAGCGATAGCGTCGGCTATCGTCGTGCACCCGCTCGCATCGTTCCCCTTCCAAAAGTGCGTGGCGCTAGCTTCAGAGAGAATCAAGCCGTCATAGCTGCTGTTGGTAGGCGAGCAACTCGACGCGGTGAGGTTCAACTCCATCTGCCCCGCCACCACGGGGAAGCACGGCCCAAGGTTGATGGACGCGACGTTCGTGGTCGAGTTCCAAATGATTGGCGGCGAGCCGCTGGGAACCGGGCTAATCGTCCCCGCCGGGCCTGGCGAACCCGGCGGCCCAGTAGGGCCCGCAGGCCCTGGCGCACCCGATGCTCCCGGCTGCGTCACGCGCGCTACCGACGCCGAACAGGTAATCGTCACGGGCACTACACCCTGCGTAAACGAGAGCTGCACGAAGACCCATTGGTCGCTGGCGAGACTGACGTACACTTTCGCGGGCGCCCCCGAAAACGTCGGTGCAGGCGTCGCGTAGAACGGGCTCGTGGTCGGGCCGGGCTTGTTCCCGATGTCGGCAGCCGTCCACACCTGAGCGGTAAAGATGGCCGCAATCGGCGTACTGGTCGGGCCGGGAGTCGGCGTCGCGGGAGGCGTCGGGCTGGGCGTCGGCGTGGGGCCGGGGATGGTCGTCGCGAGGGCCTGGATGACGGCGGTGCTCTGCCCCTGGCCGCAGCGCCCGTAAATCAGCGGGTTGGCGCTGGAGAGCGGGCTGGGGCTCTGAAACTGATTGCTGGGAATGTCCGCGCGAAGCCCCGTCGCCATCGAAACGACGAGCGCCACGGCGCCGAGGGCCGAGAGCGCGTACTTGAGCCGCATGGGGCCTCCTTACTTGGCGGTGATTTTTTTCTTGCGCGGGGCCGCCGACGGCTTGGGAATCTGCGCGATGGCCTTGCCGGGGTTGGGCGTCATCGCGACCTGCTTGGCGCGCGACTTGGCGGCGAGGGCCTTGACGGCTTTGGGATGGTGCGGCGCGCCCTTCTTCTCGGCCACCTTGCCGGGGCGACCGCCCTTGATGGCATCCTTCGCCATCGCTTTCATCATCATCACTTTTTTGCCGCCGGGGCGCTTTTTGCTCGCGGACATTACTTCTTGGCCTTACCGGGGAGCGCGACGCGCGGCTTGGGGCCGTCCCAGCCTTTGCCCTTGTGAATCGTTTTAATCGGCGTCGCGGAGCTTTTCTTGCCCGCGCCCAATCCGGCGGTTTCGCGCACCGTGCGGATGGGATTAGGGTCCCCGGCCTTGATTTTGCTGCCCATGCCCATCGCCTCGGTTTGCGAGGGAACGTGCAGGATGCCGGAGCCCTTACGGTCTTTCTTTGCGCTCATGTGTGAGTCTCCTTAGACGGGATAGTCGCGATTATCATACGCGGTCCTGCCTCCAGGGGTCAACGAGGGCCTCCCGGTTACGTCCCATTGTGTGCCCGCGCGCGAGCCGGGGCGGTCGTACGCGCCCGCGCCGAACGTCTTTTGATAGCGTTGGTACTCGGGGTCAATCGGGTTGTCGTCTTCGCGCTGCCACGACTCCGGTATGCGCGCGAACTCCTCGTGCTGTGCCAACGAATCGAGTACGTCCTCGTGCTCTTGCTGCGCCGAGATGCTGAAGCTCTCGATTTGATTGAGCAGAACGTGGTGCTGCGGGCGCAGGATGTACCCGCCGCGCTCCCAACGTGGCTGCACCGCCGTCGCGATGCGGACGTTCTTGGGCACGCCGCCGGTGCGGTACTCGTAAATATAAATCCGTGGGATGCCGCGCCGGTCCAACTCGACGCACAGCAGTTCTTGCCACATCCCGCCGCCGCCGTCTTGTTCGATGGAGAGCGCCCACAGCTTGTAAAACAAAATCAGGTTGATAACGGCGTTGACGACCTCGGTGGGCTTGCCTTTGTAGCTGAGTGCTTCGCAGACCCAACGCAAGTCGGCCATATCGGTGCCGCACACGGTGATGCCGTGGCTGTCGGAGGTCGCCGTCGCGATGCGCCCCGCCGGGTCCCACGCCCCGGTCGTGAGCACGGGCATTTGACCGCGACCCGGCAGCACGACGTAGCCCCCTCCGGTACGCCGCGCGAGGAAGTCGAACGCCCGAACGCGGCTGCGCTCCATCGCAAACGTGCGGTCCTCGTCGGCAATCGGTTCGTTGTTATATTGGGCCTCGAACTTGCGGCTGCCCATGCGCTCGCGCTGGTCGCGCAGGAAACTTTCGGTCAAAACCGATGGAAAGAACAGCGTGCCGTCGGGATTGTGGCACTTGTGAATGATTTTGGTGAAAAACGGACGTTCTTTTTCACGGACGCGCTGCGCGTCGGCGCGAATCAGCCGCCCGTAGGCGTCATCGGTGTGCCAGCGCGTAAATATAAGCACCAAAACGCCGGTTGGGCTCAAAATCGGCAGCAAATCGAGGATGTAGTCGTACACCTTGTCGCGCATCTGCTTGGTACGGATGTTCGTGTCGGTTACGAAGTCGTCACCAATGATTAAATCGAAGTGGCCGCCGGTCATCGAGCGGTCCAAACCCGCGCACGCGATGCTAGGGTCAATCAGCGTCTTATCCGTGCGCCGCATGACGTAAATCGAGTCGTCGTTCCACACGTCTTCGCGGAACTCGGGCTTCCAGCCGTCGCCAAACCATGCGTGAAAACGTTGGTTGAACTCTAAATCTTGTTTGACGGCCCGCAGGCGCTTCTTACTGATGTCGTGGCGGAAGCTGCTGATGAGCACGCGGGCATTTGGGTTGCGCCCAAGCGTCAGCGAAGGCAGCCCTTGAGCAAATAGCGTCGTCTTGTAGGTGTGGCGGGGCAGCCCGACCATGTAGAGCCGCTGCTCGCCCGTCGAAAACGAATAGTCGCCCATCGCGGTGTCGATGAACTCGGCCACTTCGAGGTGCGGTTGGGGCTCTACGTCATAGCCATAAATGTTTTTGAACGCGCTGTAAGCGAAACTCGCGTTGCAACGTGCGAGGATAGCGTCGTCGGGCTCCGCTGGCGCGGGGTCGCGAGCCTCGAAACCCGATAGCTCGTCTAAAAGACCATCATACATAAGAGAAAACCCGGCAATGACAAGGAGACGAATCCAAACATTGCCGGGTCCTAGTCAGAAACGAGCGTGCGGTTACGTTTCCAGGAATGACTTTAGCACATTCATGGCCGCCCGTCGAGTTTCACGGGCGAGTTCGAGGTCGGCCTTGTCGGCGTGCTCCTCGGCTTTGCAGAGTTGGTTGAACCCCGACGTGACGAGATTGAAGGCGTGCGTGGCACGGGCGCTTGCGTACTGCCGGTCGTTGAGGAGCTTCTGATACTCGAACGCTTCGCGTTGCGTCGCTATTTCCTCCTCGGACGGCGGACGGGGCACGGGATGCACGCCGACGGTTCCACGCAACTCGGGAGGGACGTTGCGTAAATCCACTAGTCGGGCGTCTCGGTAACGAGAAGGTCATCGGTCGCCAGCGCTTCGGTAAACGTGAAGCCGCGACCGAACAGGTCAACGTGCTGCGAGAGCTTGGTCTTGGGCAGCGGGTACTTCATCGTGAACGGCGCGTCGGCAAGCATCGCGAGCAGCAGCGCGATGACTTCGGTGCCGAACGTCTTACCGCTGGGGAGCAGTTGCGCTTGCAGGTTCTGCAGTGCGGTGACGGCAGCGGCTTTGGCTGCCGGGTCGGGCGGCGGTGCGGGCGCGACTGCCGGTTCGTTACCCGATTGCGAATCATAGTTCGCTTCGGGCGTCTTGGGGTCGGTATACATGACTAACTCGCTTTCGTTGGCGGAGCGGTAGGGATTGGGGAGATGGTGTTGATTCCGGTAACGGGAGTATTCGCCGTCGTCACTGTCGTTCCGGCAGGAACCGATGGCGCAAAGTCAATGACGGACTTTGCAGGGGCATCGGTCTTGTTCGTCAGCACACGGATGATTTGCCCCGCAGCAAGCCCCACGACCGCAAGGATGCCCGCCACATACGCGCCGTGGCCGGGGAACAGCGTTTCGAGCGCGGGCTCCGAGATGCCCGATGCGACGGCGGCAATGATGGAGCAGATGGATACGATGTCGCTGACGGTCATCTAATGAGGCCGCAACACGAACCAACCGAGGATGCCGATGCAGACCAGCGGCATCGCCCACCCAAAGTTGTACGGACGGCCCGGCGTAGCCGGTGCGCCGGAACTGAAGTACCAGCCTCCCGCCCAACTCAAGATGTAAAGAACCCAAAAAACTAAGCCGATTAGTGTCATCGCGTGATTCCTTTCAAGTCGGTTCCGTTGTAGCAGTCGAGGTCAACGAATCCTGGGATACCGGCGATGGAGCCGCCGCTGGAATACTGTTGGATGGTCCATGCCTTCCATCCCTGCGGCATAGCCGGATTCCCAGGCGTTCCTGTGAAGCTCGCCACCCACAGCGTATGCCCCGAAAAGTCGTCGCTGCCACCGAAGGCGTTGTCCCAGGTGTCCTGATTCGTATAGATGATGGGTGTCGCCGATGCCGCTGCAACCGTCGTATTGAAGGCCGCCAGGGCCGCAATGTTTCCCACCACGCTACCCATCGTACCCGAGCCCTCCTCGACATCGACCATCGGGCGAAGCTGTCCCTCGTACCCGTCGATAAGGTCGAGGAAGTGGAAGGCTTGCGCTACCGGGTCTTCGGTGAGCAGAAAGAACATATACGGCCCAAACGGAATGCCGTTGGCTTTGCAGCCGTCGTGGTTGGCCGTAAAGATTGCGCCGTCGTCGTCAGCAGGATTGCTGCCGTAGCAGGCTCGCGCATACGCAAAGTCGATGCCAGCGCCTTTGACTGCCTTCCAATCTATCGAGCCGCCTTGCGCGTAACTGACATCGATGCCGTAAAGCATAGCTAGTCCACCTCCAAAGTAACGGGTTCTGGGAATATAACGCATTTGAGTTCCTCGATGGGTGCGATGACGACGGGCAGCGTCCTGTCGCCGTTGGCGCGCGTGTCGTACCCCAACAGTTCGTCTGAGTAGCGCGCGTACACGACCATCCGCCCCGGCACGAGGTCGGGGTTGGCCTCGAACGTCGCAACGGGTACGGTGAGAATGTGCGCCCATATCCGTGGGAACTTCTCATTCTTGGCGGCAATGAGCCCGCCTTCGTACACGCCAGCAGGGCTGTACGGGCGCATGAGAACGTGCCCCTCGATGGGGACCCAATGCAACGCGAGACTCGTCCGCGGTAGCTCGTCGATGTAAAAGACTCGCGCCATGATGTCAACGTCGTTTTCGTAGTAGGTCGCGAGCACGTCGCACTCGTCGATGTCGAGGATGCTCTCGGGCATATCGAGCTTCGGCTGGCAGACCGACAGACTTGCACCGCACCCCGGCACGAGAAAGACTTTGGTGCCGACCGGCGTGGCGGTGTCGTCACCCGTGGCGAGCACGACTGCCGTGTTCTCAACCGTTGCGTAGGTGTCGGGGAGCACGAGGCCCGTCGGCGCCTTGCCGTCATCGAGCTTGACGAACAGGTGCCCACGCATCGGGCACAGGCCGATGTCAAGCTGCGGATGCGTAAGCATCGAAGAAGTCAAGACATCCACACTTTAAAACCGGGCGTTTCACACAGGTCGCAATGCACGGGCCCGTTGTCGAGCGGCGAATGGCAGCAGTAAATGACACCTTCAGCGTTACGGTGGACAACGAGCCCCGACACTTTGATACCAGCCTCCGATTCGCCCAACTCAACTTCGAGAAGCTGGTCGAAAACGGGGCGCGTAAGCTCGTCCATTACGTCGCCTCGGGGAATGCCGACGACATTGCTTCAGAAACGGTCGGCGGGACTTCTTTGGATTCGCGCAGCGCCTGCGTGAGCCGTTCCAATCCGAAGTTCACCAGCGCGGCGAGCACGGTCGTCGGGCTGACGTTGGAGCGTTTGGCGATGCCGTAGACGGCAGCGGCAGTGCGTCCCGTCAGCCGCGCACCGAAGCTAAAGAGTGTGTGCGGGTGGGCCCGGCACTGGGCATGGCGGTTGGCATCGGTGCGCGTGTACCCGCGAAACCCCGGCGACATCTTCTTGGAGTTGAACCCGACCGGCAGGCTCGCGCGGCGCAGCCACAAGTCCAGCCGCGCCAGCTCCCGCCAGCGAATCGCCCCCGAACGGGCATCGCTGTCGAGCACGCCTTCGAGGTACGCCAGCGCGCGGGGGGAGAGCAGGTGCTTGACGGAGTGCGCCACGATGTGCAGCGCCTGGATGTACGTCGGGTCGCTGGGCGGGACCTCGATGGCTTCGTTGACGGCAGCCTCGACGAACGCGGCGGCCTGCTGGCGGCGCTCGACCGACTCGGCGCGGCGCTGCTCACCGAGCTTGGCGAAGTGGCTCTCGCTGCGGTAGGGTTCGAGTTCGACGACGGTCACGCTGTGCGTTCCGGCAGCGCATAGGCCATCGCCTCGTCAAGCCACTTCTCGCCTTGTTCGTTAAATGTAAACGAGCCGGGAATCGCGGCAAGGTTCAACTCCTGCCAACGTGCGACGACGCGCCGCGCGTATTCCGCAAGGTCGAGATACTCGTTGCTCATCCGCGGCGCTGCTTCTTGCTTACGGTCCCTGCGTCGGTCAGCCACTTCCAGCTCAGGCGGGCTTTGATTTTATAGACGGCTTGGCGTGAGAGCCCGTACTGCTGCGCGAGTTTCTCGCACGAGAGCGGGCTGCGCCGGATGGCGAGGACCTGCTGCACGGTGACGCGGGCGCTGGTGTGGTTTTCGCCCTTGGCATGATTGCCGTGGCTGCCCCGGCGGCTCTGCAAATCGGAGAACGACTCCCTCATGGGCATGGTCCCAGAATAGTTTATAGGTGGGCAGGTTGTCAAACCCGAAGGGAGCGGCATGAACGATGACACCGACGACGAGACAATCTCCGACGCGCCTGTGGAGCCCGAGCACTACGGCCATCGCGGCTTCCCCATTGCTGGCGACCCGCCCCCGCAGTCCTGGCACCAGCAGCGCCCCAAGCCTCCGCCGCAAACGCCGCCCGGCCCGCGCCCCGACCGAGGCACTTGACAACCGATAAAGGATATGCGACGATTCGTATGTGACTACCGATAAAAACTTCCCCGCATGAAGCTGCTGCTTGCCGTCGCTACGATTGTACTCGCCGTAGCGGCCGGGAACGTGCTCGATGCGTGGGCGCGTATGTGGCCGACGCCTCCGCCTTCGCCGACGCCGGAACCGAGCGCGCAGGTCGAACAGTGTTACCGCGAAGCGTTTCCCTCCGCGTGCCAACCGACACCCACACCGAAGGCAAAGTAGCGATGGCTGACACTCCCAACGCGAGCCCGGATGCTCCCCGCAAGCCGATGCTGTCGAACGACCGGATTTACAACGCCGCCCTTGACGACGCGGAGGACCAGGACGTTCCAGACGCCGACGCGCTCGCGTACCGGATGGGCCACCGTCGCGGCGCACGATTCGCCCGTAGCGTTTACGAGGCGAAGCTAGCCGACCTGGAGCGACTGCTCAACGATTACGACCCGATTCCGGAAAGTAAAGCGCGCACCGATATGCGCGAAGGACGGCCCTACGAAGTCGAGCCGTGGTTGCGGCAATTTATCCTTTTCGCAGACGACCTGCGCGCCGCATTGAAAGGCGAGAACCCATGATTAGCGTTAAGTTCACACCTGAGCCTGGGAAGCGCGGCGTTATGTCAGTCCGCATTATCGGCCACGCAGACGACGACGTATGCCTCGCGACTAGCACCGCCTTCTTTGGGCTCTACGCGCAAATCGAACAGCTTGCCAAGGCTTACCCCGAGCAAATCCGCATCGTGAAAGGACGTAACCCATGAGCGAGCGCACGAACCTTGAGATTGCGGCGGACCTGGATTCGCGGCTTCACGGATTGACGCACGGCGAGCTTTTCGTTTCCGCTGCCGTTCTCCGCGAAGCTATCGCTACGCTCCGTTCCCCCGCCGCCCATATCTACACGTTCGAGGAAGCCGGGGCCGAGATGGACCGTATCCTCCAAGAAGAACCGAACTGCCTCAACTGCAAGCAGCCGCAGCCGCATCCCGGCGCACACTTCGACGGCACGGAGTTTACTTGCGACGACGCGCCTACGTCTCATTGCCCGTCGTGCCGCTGTCATTCCGCCACCCCCGCAGCAAGCGAAGCCCACGCGATTGCGCGAGAGTGCCCTGGCGAAGATTGTCCCATGTGTAACGGCGAGGCGTGTAATCTTTGCGGTGCGGGCTGTTGGGGCGGCATGGGATTCGGAACGACGAAACCGCGTTGCGAGCATGACGTAATCGAGCGACACAAAGCCGCCGCCCTCATCGAGCGCCTTGTCGCAGCCGATGCGATGCCGCAATGCTCTTGCTATCCAACCGCCTGTAACGACCCAAGGTGTCCGCGTCATACCGGACAGCGCGAATTCACCCGCGCCCTTCACGCGCGCACGATGCGAGAGCAGGGCTTCGAGGGCGACTGTGTTTGCGAGGTTTGCGTGGAGCGCCTTGTCGTAGCCGAGCCGGATGAGCGATGCGAAAGCTGTCGCAAGGTCCTCGGTCGCGGCTGGAAATACGATTCGGCTGGCGAGGTAAAACTTTGTCCTCGCTGTTACAACGCGCTCGCCGCTAGAAAGGAAACAACGTAAATGCAAGAGACATTCGTAGTTGAGTACAATACACCCGACGACCCGCAGGCCGATTATGCCGCGCAGGTCATCATGGCGCTGGAAGGGCTGACGTTCGTAAAGTCGGCTTCGCTGGCGACGGTGCAAGAGCAGCCGTGAACGATACGACGCCGAAGCCGCTGCC